AAAAACGCCTTTAGCTGGTTGAAAAATGATTTGAATGCGGGATCTTGCTGGTCTGTGGTAGTGGGATCTTCGAGATTGACGACCTCGATTTCGACTTCATCACCCTCAGCGTTAACGAAGATGCCAACGCCATCCTCCGGCGTTCCGGCGCCCGGCTCATCAAGCAGCACCGCCACATGGTCAAACATCATGTTGGTGGCGATCTCGTTGTACTTCTTGCCCTTCGACTCGCCATTGGCGGCGATGCCGGAATACAGCAGGCCGGTAGAGATGTGAATCGGCTCGGAATTGGAACCGGCAAGCATCTCATCCAGACGGTTAATCAGGCGCTTGCCCTTATCACTCGACTCGGCGTACTGGCGGTTGACGTACATGTCGCCCGTCACCTTCCCGTCATTGTGGCTGACATTCTGCAGCCAGGCGCCGACGTGGTACTCGTTCACCGCCCGGACATCGCGTGCCGACACATGCTTGCCGTCCACTTTCGGGTGGCCCAGCGGCATCGGGTTACGCTCGAGCGTGTTGTAGGCCTTTTCGATTTCGGCTGCCGGGTACAACTTCCGGTTCATCACGATATCGTCCACGACAGGCGTGATGCCGCGAACCACGATATGTGGCTTGCCGTCGATGGTTTCAGTGGTGATGTTTGAAGCGGAGTTGACGACGGTCAGCACGTTAACGCGGTTGCGTTTCATGCTGGGTCCTCATTGGTGGATTTCAGGCATTAAAAAAGGCCGCCAAAGCGACCTATATTTACGAACTTTTATTAATTCCAGTTGTTTTGGCGAGGCATAATTTGCAAAGAAAGCACCTCTTGAATCCGGGAAAAAGCTAATTTAAAAGCCTCACTTTCGGCATTGATTTCTGCGTTCCCATAGTTAATTGGGCCAAGGGGGTTTGCGCCTGATTTAAACCATGTATAAAAATGGCTTCCCTCAACCTCTAAGCCATTCTCTGTGGTAATTTTGCAGACCACTCTATAGCAACTTGAAAGCTCGGATTTGTTTACTTCTTTCCAGTCGAAGGTAACTTTTTTGATTTTTACGCCTGTGTTTTCAGAATCCATTTTCAACCTCATTTATTCCTATGTGGTTGTATTTTTTCAGTAAATCATTTACCACTCCAGGCTTTTCTTTCTTTGGCCAGCTTATCAGTCAGACCTTCGTTGAAGATGCTGCCGTCATCGTTGAGCAGTACCGGGATCTGGCTGCAATAGCAGTTGTACCGGTTGCCGTTCTCGGCGTAGAAGTCCCGCACTTCTTCAGTGGTGTAGACCTTGCCGTGACGGCTGGCATGCCACGTTCTCGTCGATGGCTTGAGTGCTGATAGCCACATCAGACCGGTATTCAGCCCCAGCCTGTCGGCCGCCCAGTCCGTTTCATTCCATTGCGCCTGCCGCAGCGCGCCGACCTGTTCAGTCTGAGCGATGGTCTTGGCCTTCGACATCGATACATCGAGGCGCTTACTGATGACGCTTGCCGTTTCGCGTGGATTCACGCCGCGCGCTACTGCATCGGTGATGATACTTGTCAGATCGCCGCGGGCGGTGTCACTGATAACCTTCCAGTCACTGAACGTTGTCAGCCTGGCCGCCGCCACCTGATTAAGATGACCGGGGCTGCTTAAAAGCTGCTGCAATGCCGTCTGGCTGGCGTACACCTGCGACTGCACCGACAGGTTCGTGAAGGCGTTTAGCGTGCCGCGGTCATACTCCGCAATGACGTAATCCATTGCCCAGAGGTTCTGGCTGCCACCATCGAGAAGCTCATCATCCAGAATCGACTGCACAACCTGCAGCAGGTCAGCCAGCTCATCGGCGGTCATGTTGTAGATGAACTTACCGGCATTGACATGATACAGCGAAGGCTCTGCACCCTCGTTGTTGCACATCATCCATGACCGCTCGGCGTTAACCTCGTGCTGTTGCCCGGTCAGGCGCAGATCAAACAGAGCCTTAAGTCTGCGCTTGATGTTCAGATACCGTTCTTCGATATCATTGAACATCCGGCTTACCTGCCGCGATGACTGCGTGGGGTCAGTTTTGTTGCGCGGTACGATCGGCGTCCCGATTCTGGTTTGCGCTGTCATCATCATCTGTCAGCGGATCCTTGTCGGTTTGCTTTAAATCAGGGTTAGGTTGTTGCACTACCTTGCGAGGCTCCAGCTCACCAACCGCGCGGATTTCGTTTTCATCCACTGCCGGAGTGCCGTATGCCTGCTGGGTATCTTTCGCCACTACAGCCATCGCCTGCATATTGGCAATCTTCTCTTTTTCGCTCGGCGCGAGCAGATCAGACCATGCCAGCGTGACCTCTCCGGATGATGGCGGGTCAATGACCCCTACGGTCCAGAAGCGCTCAAGCACGCTCTCGACCACCGTCGACTGGAATCCCCAGCGGCGACCGTTGCAACGCTTCGCCCAGTCTGTTTTGTCCTCATCGGAGGCAAGGCGCCCCGTCTGTTGACCAAACAAGATAGTGAACGGGCACTGAATCGAAGATGCAAACTCGTTGGCGGCCACTGTCCATGTAGGGGATGGATCTGCAGCTGCAACGGAGAGTACCGAAGGCGTACCGGCCTGCATTACCAGGGCGGCATCAGTGCCACGGTTCATCTTGGAGACTTTGTCGTTAAGAGCTTCTCCAAGGTCTTTGTAGCCAGCGTCTGTGGCTGCCTTTGTCAGGTTCGCGATATTGGTTTCTTTATCGAACGCAATCCCGAGCTGGCGACTGGCATTCTTCAGGAAACCTTCGGCACTACCACCCGATACCTTTTCAAGGTCGAGAAGTTTGTTGTAGCCCGCGCGCAGGAATGGCACGCCAGCCAGCATATTTTCATCTTCAGAGCCTTCGCAGAGAACGATGATTCGCTCAGGGTGTACGGTAACGCCTCGCACCGGGCCGTAGGTACCATCATCGCCGACAGGCTGCTCGTTGAAGTTGTACGAAACAGGCTGCCCGTAGGTTTCTGAAAGCGTATCGGTGTCGAAGTTGCCAGGCTTGATCTGAGACTCCCAGGCAGGGATAAGCTTAACGATAGCTTTATCTTTCAGCCGCGCCACCACAGTCCTGTCTACAGGCTCGAACCATTCCCTTCCGTCTCGGAACTGGATGAGCAGTGCCGAATACCGGCCAACAAGGTTGCGGCGATCCGCATCCTTGATTTTCGACCAGTGCTTCTTCATCAGTTTCGTGACTGACTTTTCCCAGTCGGTTGTTTTGGTCGCCTCTTTAGCTTCCTCGCCGTCGATGATCGTCGGGTTATCAGCCCAGCATGAATCGAGAAGCTTATGCACGGCGGCAAACGCCACAGCGTTGCGCTCATAAGCCCGATAATAGCGGTCGAACTCAAGATTGTTGGGATAGCCGAACTCATCCCACAGCTTAGTGCGCTTCACGTTGCCGTTGCGTCCTGCGTACAGCATGCGCTGCCGCCCTATAGCATCAGCAAGGGCATTAACGAGGAACTGCTCCCCGGTGCTTATTTCACTCACTGATGAGCTCCTTAGAAGAATACTGCGCCGACCTGCTTGTGGTTGTTCTTGGCTACTGCAAAGTAGCGGAAGCCGTCAGCGCCGTGTGATGTGAAGTCATGAAGCGGTTTATCTTTCCAGCAGCCGCGCTTGTCGTCCCACTCCTTGCGGTAGCCTTCGAGGTGAGATATGCCCTCGGCACACTTCTCCTCATCGAATACACAGGACGGGAGTATTTCACGCACCGACTCAATGCCGGTATCGACACCAGTTTTAGGCACAACGTTGAATGTCATCGAGTACACCTGGCCGTCGATTTCATAGCCTTCCTGCGCAAGCTCTTTGCGCGATTTAGCGTCAGCGCCGAACTCGCGGTTCTCGATATCATGCGGGCCCCAGTGCTCGCCGTACTCATAGCCGCGGTCTTTCAGCACCTTCATGTAGTGCCGCAGCCCTTCGCCTGAGTTTTCGTAGTAGTCGATGACATGGAACTCAGTACCAACCTCACGAACGAACCATATGGCCGTTGAGTCGCCCACGCCAATATCCCAGAAAGTGTGTACCGGGAGGTGCGAGTTGTCGGGGATTTGCCCGATCCGCTTGTTGGTGTAAAGCCAGCGGAACTGCTTGGCGTAATACGCGCCCTCGACCGACTGCTGGAATGCCTCGGCCGGAATGGTCGGGTATTCGCGCTTCATGTCGTCGCCGAGAGTTTTCTCTTTGGCGTAGTACCAGGCTTTCTGGCGTTCGTTGACG